GGGAAGTTGTTGGTTCATCTAAAAGTTTAGGATATGATTCTGCTTGGTCTCTTTCAATAACTTCAATACCTGTTCCATCTGTATTATAAGTTTTTTCTTTAGGTGTTTTAGGAGCAGTTGCTAATTCTTCCGCAGTTCTTGGGTCCGCAAATGCTTCTTGTGGATTAGCTTCTTTTAGTGGAATGTTAGGTAAAATACCCATCATCACACGTTCTTGTGCGCTTTCTCCATCAATGAAGAATCCAATAACCATATCACCTTCTTTTGGTGCATAAACTTCTGTTCCATTTACTGGCAGTAATGGTTTAGCCCAAGGCAAGTCTTCTGTGGGTAAATGCATTTTATTGTCTGCATCCCATCCAACACAACGCACTTGGCATTGGCCCATCTTTAATGGGTCGTTTCTATTTTCAACAATTCCAGTCCACCAAATAAAACCGTTTTTACCGGCAAAGTCTTTATCTTTTTCCATATCAATACTCTAAAATTTCTTTCACTTGATTTACACTTGCTTGTGGAATGAAAGGTACATTTGTTGATGTTGATGCAACTTCAATGATAGTTTCGTGTTTGTCGTAACCAATCATGTGTCTAGTGGCCACGATTAGATATTTACCACTTACAGAGTCATCAGAATTTTCTCCACCCTTTTCTTTTTTACCAAAGTTGGGTGCAATTACATTGACATTGAAACCTGAAGTTAGGTTGAAATTACCTGGCATAGTCAATTTTATTCGTCTTCCCATTAAGTTGGATAAAATTGATTTTCTCTGTAACAGATAAGATTCTGTGTTATCTTCTTTTGTTAATGATGTTGGTACTTTTTCTTTAATATAAGCACTAAATTGTTTTGCTGCACTAAAAAAACTTACTGTTTGTTTAGAATCAAACATTTCAGTACTATCTTTTCCATCACGGTTGGGTATAGCAGACATGGTTGGATTTTCGTTGGCGTGTTTCATAGTAGAAAATACATCACCAAAACTAACAGTTTTCTTTGCAACTGTTCCGGTTACTGGATCAAAACCAACAAATGTTGCGGCATTAACACCAGACCTTGCTTTTTCAATGCCATCAGTTTGTGCTACAATCTCTAATGACCTTGCACTACTAATTTCAGACAATGGATTACCTTTTGGCTGATTTTTAGGTTCAAATACAATATCAAGTAAATCTGGTTTTGTCAACAAATTAGAAAGAGTTGCAAAATTATATCCTAATACGTTTTGGTAAAACATAAAATTTGGAGCTTGTTTAACATCAACAGCACGTTTCGCACACCATTCGATTGCGTCAAACGGTCTTAGATTTGGTACTGCAACTTTTCTAATTCCATATGATACATCAAAAACACCACCAGAATTGTTTTTAGGTATTTTTAAATAATCTAAAAGAATCTTTTGGACTATTTCAGTATACGTCAAATCATAAGATTGATTTATTTTTTGTTGGTCTGAGTACATCAACTCATCCGAAACAAAACTCAAAACAAACAATTCACTATTTTGATTCTCATTCTTTCTATCTGATTGTTTATAAACACGGAATGATTTTTTGAATACGGCAATATCTGATTTTTTATCTTTGGCTATATCCATCAATAAAGATTCAGAACCATCAAAAACTAACTTATCTGATAATCCATTTGCATCTCGTATCAATATATTTCCAGTCATTACTGGAGTCAATAAACTATCAAAAATATTAATTTCTTCAAAAATAGCAGAAATATCAATGTTGCCACTTTTGGTAACGAGAATCAATTCATTTATATGAAACTGCGTGGAACGCTTGACTTCTAAGGTCATTGTTTAATTACCTTTTTAAATTCTTTTTCAATTTGTGGTACAAATTCAGGTTTCAATAAAATGATATCTCTCTTAGATTCATTTTCTTCCTGTTCATATTCGTAATAGGTTTTCTTTTCTTTAGTGACTGCTTGTGTAATTATGTTTCCACTTTGTAATGTAATTGAAGATGATGTTGCACCAACATTTGCATATGTATTGGCGTCAACTTGTAATTTTTCTTCAATAACTGTTCCGTCAGCAGATGTTCTTTTTATAATTTTATAATATGAATGTACATTGTTTATATTCATTGCCCATGCAAGACCTGTTTGTACTGTTGTGTTTGCGGCACCATTTGCAGTATATTTTGAATCAACATAACTGATAAAATTCTCATAACGCAAAGGCCAGTCATATTGAGCATCAACAATATCGTTAAACATTAAAACAATCCAATGTCTTTCCGAGTTGTCATAATACTTGTGAGCAATAATTTCCGGTGTATCAGAATCTTGTATAGAGTATTTGTAAAATGCCGCAGAATTTTCTTTTAGTCGTTGTTCAAATGCAAATCTAGAAATAATGTTTGTTACAGTATCCAACCCACCAACAGCTGTGTTGGCAGTATAAACTGTTTTTGAAAAATAATTGAAAAATCTAGCCATTTATGTTATCTTCTTTTTATTGTAAGCTATCAATTTAAAAAGCCTTTTGCATCCCTATTAGAACCTTCTCCCTTTTCACCACCTTTAAAATCATCTTTTGTAAGGAATGTCGTTTCTTTAAATTGTAATGCTAATTGAATCGCAACAGGCATACCTGTTCTGCCTAGTGCAGGTTTGTTTTCACCTGGTACTTCATATGCAGTCCATCCATTTGGTGTATAATTAACATCTATCTGTGTCAATACTGTTGTTGCCATAGCAGGAATGTTTGGGTTCATTGAACCTGCATAGTAGAACTTGATATCAAACTCAGAAGGAGGAATTAAGAAACCTTCTGCACCTTTGACTAATTCTGGTGCTTGATGAAATCTAAATCGTTCAATGATACGTTGAACTTCAAGTGCTTCTCTTTCATCTCTTGGATAAAAAGTAAATTCAAATTGAAAAGACCTAAATCCTGGTGATGAATATATCATTTCCAACATTGGGTTTCTAACAGTACCCGTTGCAGCTTGAAATCCTAATTGTGCAGTTCCCGCACCAGCAACTTTACCGATTCCACTTGCTATAAGGGATCCGGCTTCAAGTGCAGCAGATTTTGCAGCAGATTTTGTAACTGCACCAGCTGTATCTTTTGCGCCTTCACCACCTTTAAATGCATCAATAATAGACGAACCTGCAGCTAAAACTTTACCGCCCGGTTCATTACCCAAATTCAAATCAGTATATGATTGTGTATAAGAATAATTTAAAGTGTCTGGCATATACAAAGCAATTGCATCAGTAGTCAATTGCGTTGTTTTTAAAAAACTTTTATTTGTGATTGCTTTTATTGAAGTGTCGATGTGAGCACTAGTTGATGCAGAATCTCCACCTATAGATAAACTTGCTTTCGCAAACAAATTATCTATACTGCCAGCCAAACCTCCTGCGGCTTTACCTAAAGCGCCTGTGAGGCCACTTAATGCACCATTTGTTTGTGCATTTAATTGTCCCAATCCACTATTAACTTTGTCTAAAAGTTGTTGTCCTAATTTTTGGCCGCCGCCACTTATGATACCACTAATGGAATTGACTGTGCCTGACTGTGAATAGTCTTGAGCAGTAAAATCTTTAGCGGCAGTATACTTGAATTGTGTTGCTTTTTGTACTTTGACATAAAACACCATATAATGTGCTTTATCTGCACTACCAATATCTAGTGGATATTTCAATGTTGTTGTTGCAAATTCATTGCCAACTAAAGCGGCTAAAGGACCTTTTCGTGAAGAATTACCTTTATCGAATATTATATCTGAAAGACCAAAAAGAGCCATGATTGTCCTAGTAGAAGTTATAGATAGTATTTATGTCATATAAAAAAGGAATTTTCAATCCTAAAAATCCAAAAAAGTATAATGGCAATGCTGATAACATTGTCTACCGTTCTTCATGGGAATCTAGGGTAATGAAGTGGTTAGATGATAACCCAAAAGTTATTTGGTGGGCATCAGAAGAGCTTGCCATACCCTATAAGTCTCCTATCGACCAAAAAGTGCATCGTTACTTTCCAGACTTCATCGTCCGGATCAAACGGAAAGATGGTCAGGAGACAACAATGGTGCTGGAGGTGAAGCCAGAGTCACAGACAAAACAACCTGTGCGGAGACGTAAAACGGCACGGTTCATCCAAGAGTCGGCAACATATGCCGTGAACCAAGAAAAGTGGAGAGCTGCCGATTTGTTCTGTAAAGAACATGGTTGGCAATTCAAAGTTTTAACTGAAAAAGACTTAGGTATATGAGATAA